AAATGGGCAAGGGGTGGCGACAGCGAAAATAGCTGGGCAACCAAACCAACGAAAGTGCTTACACTTGGCAGTAACAGGGCCGTTAGTTTGCCTACAGTTGGATCGACAGCCGCTTCAGGAAACAGAAAAGCCGTACAGTATACGGATATTCTGGCAGTGGTAAATGCGCTTAATAGCAATGATGTTCCAGGTGATGGACGTATTGCCGTTATCCCAGCTTCCTTTTTTGGTGATATTTTGAATATTACCGAATTTAAAAGCGCAGATTATGTGAACGTGAAACCTTTACCTGGCGCTCCATTATCGTTTGGATGGCTGGGTATGACCTGGTATGTACGTTCGTTTGTAACACGCTGGGACAAAACAGCAACGCCTTATGGTTTGGACGATCCAACCACCGACACCGTGGCTACCGATTGTGCCGGAGGCATTTTCTATCATAAAAATTATGTAAGAGCTGCGAAAGGTGATGTTAAGGTGTTTCTGAATATTGACATGGCTAACCTGTACGGCTCGCAAATGAGCGCTTTGGCACGTTATGGCGCTATTGGTTCAAGGGTTGATGGTAAAGGAATTGTAAACCTGATCGAGACCTGGGTATCCTAATCGTTCATTGAAAATTAATCAACTAACATCTCAACGTCCCCATCCTCAAAACGGTTGGATGGTGACGTTGAGAGGTATATTCATTATTAAAAGCTATGGAAACGATAGAAATAATAATGGCGATAGTGCTATTGCTTAGCGGATGGATAGCGAGTATGGTAACATACAACTACAGTAAGCTAATTACGCGTGGCGAGAACAGCGAAAAAGCCATAAACGAAATGAAAGAGGTTGATATTACCTTGAGTAATTCTTTGAAACTACTTGCCCAGGAAATGGCCTTTATAAAAGAGGAACATAAAAATGACCATCACGACCTTAAGATTTTAGGTGAGGAATTTTCAATTGTAAAAACACAACATCAGGATTTAACATGTCAAAAACAAATAACATGTAAAAGGAAAACAACATGAAAAAAATATTTTTAATTCTTACGATTATCCTGGCATCATTCAGTATGCAGGCTGTTGATGAAAAGCCTTTATCATTTAAATCAACCGACTTTCCAACCAATATTATCATCATGTATCAGGAGGAAAATACCTGGCTAAAAAAAGGTGATGCTATTTATGCGGTTTACCAGGACGAAGGGTTGTATTATGCAGATTTTGACGTAACATATTTAGATAAAAATAATGGGTACTACAAAGGAGAGAAAGCGAAATCGGTAATAATCAAATCGTTTAGCAGTGATCCGGAATTTCAGGTTAAGACAGGTTTTTATAATGATGAACAAATAATCTGGGCATTATGGCGAAATAATTTAATGACTGTTTTTACACTATCAACTTATTCGAGTCAGGGGCTAATATTTGGAGTTGGTACATTAACAAATACAATTATACAGGTTTACGACAACTTATATTACTCTATCGATCCGCTTTGGCCGCCTGCAGAACAGATGATCCTAAACATTTATCCGCCTGTTACAAAAAGGAATATTGTTTTTTACCAGCTTAAAAAAGCCGACAACAAACTCGTAAAGTACCCACTGTACTTGGAGAATATGCGATGGGAACTCTACGAGGGATTTGGCAAAGTTACAACACGCGCATTACTTAATAATACGCTATTTTACTTTACCGACGCCGACATCAGGCGAGGATATATAAAAGTAAAACTTATCGGCACAACATTAAAAAACAGTGCATCTGAAGACACATTCAGAATTTACACAATTGCCTGGAACATTAAGTAATGCCACATTTCAGCGAAAAGTCGGAAGTTAACTTGGCGCAGTGCCATAACGATTTGCAAATCATATTTAATGAGGTGATTAAACACGTTGATTGTAGCGTGCTTTGTGGACAACGTGGCGAAAAGGATCAAAATGAGGCATATCGTTCTGGAAAAAGCAGATTAGAGTTTCCTCAGTCGAAACACAACAAAGTTCCGGCAATGGCTGTGGATGTGGTGCCTTACCCGATCGACTGGAACAATAACGAAAGGTTTATCCGTTTTGGCGAATTTGTGCTCGGTGTAGCCAGTACACTTTACGATTTGAATATGATTGAAAATAAAATAAGCTGGGGTGGTGATTGGCAAAAGTTTAAGGATATGCCACATTTTGAGATATGAAAAAATCATTTAAAGAAACGGCAATAGGCGGGTTCCTGGGCAAGGTTGCTCCTGCGGTTTTGGACACGGTTGGGGATGCGTTTCCGCCGGTAAAGGTTCTGGCATCGCTATTCGACCACGAATTGCAGGTGAGCGGCGAAGACCAGAAACGGTTTGACGAGCTGCTTGCACAATACGAAAACGAGGAGCTGAAGCTGTACCTTGCCGACGTGGCTGATGCCAGGGACATGCAAAAAACGGCGCTGGGGCAGGATGATGTTTTCAGTAAAAGATTCATCTACTGGCTAACAGCAGGAAGTCTGTTTTTAGGGTTTCTGTATGTTTTTGTAATAACCTTTATTACCATACCAGCCGAAAACCAGCGCTTTGCCGATACGATACTGGGGGTGGTGATCTCGATAATTTTCGGCACGATTTATAACTTCTACTTTGGCAGTAGTAAAGGTAGTAAGGAGAAACAAGACATTATCACAAATAAGATAAAAAACGATTAGCATGAACAGTGTAAATTTTGTAAAAGGGCAGGGTGGGCTTGGCCGGTTATTGCCGGGCGAAGATTTTATAAGCGGGCTGCTGATGTATGTGCCGACGGCGAACTACAGCAAGCGGCTTAAAAGATACAACAGCCTTAATGAGGCTATTGCTGACGGGATTACAAATGCTGATGGAACAGAAACAAAAGCGAGTAACGGAACTTTGGCATTTACCCTGGTTGGAGGTACTGGAAAAGTTTGGACAGTAAAAGTGGATGATTTGCTTTTATGCGCTTACACCGAAACGGCAGGACTGAGTACAACAACCTTGGCAACTGCAATTTACAATGCTATAAATGCAGGGACGGCTACGCATGGGTTTAGTTCTACTAATGGCACGGCTGGCACAGCAACGGTTGTTGCTCCTGTAGGCTTGGGTTCAAGTATTAACCTTGGAAGCCACCTTACTGCTGTTTGTACGGATACTGGTACTGTAACGATTACACAGTTTGGGGTGACAACTGCGGGAGTGTATGCGATTTATAAACTGTTGTATTATCATATTTCCGAGTTTTTCAGGCTTAACCCCAACGGGTCTTTGTTTGTACACACGGTGAGCAAGGCTACGGCTGAAACAACATTTGCCGAAATTGTAACCTTACAAACTTATGCTGAAGGTAAAATAAGGCAGCTTGGAATATATCAACCTTACACTTTTGCCGGTGCACATGTAACGGCTATCCAGGTGAAGGCTACCGCCCTTGAAACGGATAATAAGCCCTTGATTGTATTGTACGCCTGCGATATGATGGCTGTCACGGCTTATGGCAACCTGGTTGATTTGCGTGGGACTTTGTCAGCAAAGAATGTTTCGGTAGTAATTGGCGAAGATGGAGCAGGTATAGGTTATGCTTTAGCTATTGCAAAAGGTTATTCGATTAGTTGCCTTGGCGCTGCCCTTGGAACCGTAAGCCTGTCTGCAGTAAACGAAAACATTGGATGGGTTGGCAAGTTTAACATTGCTGCTGTAGAGTTGGATGCTCCGGCTTTGTCGTTCAATGATTCGACGTATGGCCGACTGATTAAAAATTACACGACGGCTGCATTGGATGCCATCAACGCAAAGGGTTATGTCTTCCTGGTGAAACATCTGGGCGTTTCGGGTTCGTATTTTAACGACAGCCACACGGCTATACCTGCCACCAGCGATTATGCTTACATCGAAAACAACCGCACCATTGATAAAGCCATCCGTGGCATCCGGACTTACTTAGTGCCTGAGATTAATTCTCCTGTTAAGGTGGATGCTGTTTCGGGTAAACTGGACATGAACCGGGTTAAGTACCTGGAAGCCCAGGGAAGTATTGCTTTGGATCAGATGATGCGCAACAGCGAACTTTCGGGCTACCAGGTGACGATTGACCCGGATCAGAATGTGCTTGGCACTTCGACTATTAACGTAACGGTGCAGCTTGTGCCGGTGGGTGTTGCACGTACAATTACTGTAACAGTGGGGTTTGTAACTAAATTGAGTTAGGAGTACTTAGAGTGCCTAAAGTACTTAGAGTTAGGAGTGACTAAAGTATTTAAAGTAATAAAAAAATAGAAGATATGAATTTTCCAGTAAATGTAAACGGACAAATTTATTCGTGGGGCGACATGACCTGCGTGATTGCAGGGGTACCTGTTGCCGGAATATCGGCTGTGGATTACAAGGAAGACCAGGCAATGGATCCTGTTTACGGGGCCGGAAATCGCCAGGTTGGTTACAGCAAAGGCAAAATCACTAATTCGGGTAGTATAACCCTTGCAAAGGAGGAGCTGGAATCGCTTCAAAAGGCTTCCTTCAGTGGCAGATTGCAGGACTTGCCTGAGTTTAATGTAATTGTGAGCTTCCTTACCGAAGATGGAAAGATGGCCAACCATACGCTGAAGTATTGCCGTTTTAAAAACAACGGACGGAGCCTGAGCGAAGGCAACGGCATTATTTCGCAGCAAATTGACCTGATGATTGGGGAGATAGTATGGAAGTAGGCAGTAACAAGTCGGCAGCAGGCAGTGAACAGTCTGCACATTATCACGGGCAACTTGGGGATGCTGAGATTGAAGGGTTGAAGCGGGTGCATGGTGAAGTGTTCGAACTTATCCTGCCTATGGATAATGAGGGTAAAGAGTTTGCGGTTGGCTATGTGAAGAAACCAACGCGCAAAATTATCGAGGCCACTGACGGACTGATCCAGCGGCAACCGATAAAGGGTAAGGAGCTTGCGCTAGATCTGCTCTGGATTGCAGGCGATGAACGGATAAAGACTGTTGACGAACTGTTTTACGCTGCCGCAGAGCTTATTACAGGCCTTATCCAGGTGCGGCAGGGAATCATAAAAAAAAAGTAGATGATTGGCAGGTTAGTGAAGTACAGGGCATTGACGAATATC